AATAGATCAAACCCTGTACCATTTTCTAAATTGCTTTGTGTGCAGAAGTCAGCGATGATGTCCAGGGCCGCATTGACTTCACTGTCCATGTCCATCTGTTCATATTGGTTATAGCGTTCTGTGCGATTTGGATGGCCGATATAAACTTCTGGTAGTTTGCTAGCAAAGTTACGATAGCCCGGATCTACTGCGTTAGTACGTCCACTGATAGGACTCATCGATCCACTGGTTTCTGGGTTTGCTGCTTTGAAATATTTTGTCCAAGCCATTGTATAATCTCGTTAATGTAACAGTATTTATCAGGTTAATAACTGTTCTGTACTATTTGTGATGTTAGGCTATTGTTGTTTTGCATGACGCGGAGGATTTCGGATAGCACACCAGTTTGTTGATGTACTGCGGCTGTTATACTACTGCTATCCAAACTAACAGGGATTGAACGGTTATTTGGTAATGGCACTACTGCTTCTGTACCATGTAGCACTTCATTATACCCACTCTCTGGACCTTGAGATATACCGCCTAATGCTTTGCCTTTTTGGCGATCCATTGCCCATTGGTTTATATTATCAGGATTTACAAAATCTGGACCAACTGCGTATGGATTGGCCCTATTTCTAGTTTTTTCGGCATTTAGATCAAATCCACTTGCTGGTGTTCGTTTTGGTCCTTCAAGGATTCCGGCATCTATTAATTTTTGTCTAGCCTCTAGTAAGATTTTAGGAACGTCGGTAGCAAATCGTCTCAACGCCGGAGTTACATCATTTTGCAATGCCACTCGCATATCATTCAATCTATCAGTGGCAAGATTGATATTTGTATTAAATCCGCTACTTGTTTCGGCAGCTTGATTTACAGTACCAGTTAATTTGTCTAATCCACCATTTTGATATGCATAAGCATAACGTGTTTTTTCTGTAAGTGCTTCTATGGTGTCGCCAAACGCTTGTGTGTGTGAATTAGCCGTATCCATGGCCAATTGTTGTTCGTGCCCTGATGCCGTAAAGCCCTGCAGATTGTCTGATACCATGCGATCAAAGTCTGCAATATTAACATTACCTGCACGTATCTGTGCACCAATGTTTTCAGCTACATCTTTATAGCCAGCTTGAATAGAAGCAAAGTCTGTAACTGCAAAGCCACGGACGGCCTGTTGGATAGCTTTTTGCAGTACTGGTGGATATTTTGCACTAGCTACAGTGTAGTCTTCTAATGCCTTGGCATTACCGCCCGTGGCTTTAAGGAATCTAGTTTGGAAACCAAATGATTCAGTTAGGCGTTTTGATTCTGCTACTTTTTTACGACCATCTTCACCTGTAATTTCTTGTATGACTCTTAAGTTCTTAGCATACTCTAGTGTTTCTTTGGCTAGTTCTTCTGGTACTAGTTGACGACCAGCACGCTTGACCATACCAATAACATCTGCAGCTAGGTCCCCTTGTTCTTCGATAGTAAATCCAAGATTCTGCATTTGGTCGCGGAAGGTGATTCCGCTTTGACCTGTCATCTTAGTAAACTTACCAACGGTTCCAGATAATAGTTTGGTTGCTTCAGTTACACCTAGCCCACTGTCAGCAAGATTATAAGAATTCCTAGATAGTACACCAGCAAATTGTTCTTGTGATAATGCAGCTTCTGTTTGTAATGTTTTAAATTCATCCATGCCACCAGCAAATACTGCGCCAGCACCTGCAGCTGAGTTATAACTCTTGGTTAATACTTCTAAGGCGTCACCGAGTTTTTGAACTCTGAATTTAAATATGTCTGTGGCTTTATCACTAAGGAAGTTAACTAGTTTTGCGCCAGCGGTAAATAACCCCGCGGCTAAGAATGCAGTACCACCTGAGGCTATACCAGCGGCTGTAGCTAATAGTGCCATTGGTCCAGCGGCGGATTCTACTGCACCGGTCACCCCATGTAAGGTTGTGTTAAAATCATCGGCGGCAGCTGTTTGCAGATCTGCAGCTAGCCTAAATGGTGAGCTTCCGCCCATCAATCCACTGACTGTGGTTTTAGCTTGATTTATAAAATAATTAGCATAACCTGCTAGTAGCACTCCGCCAATACGCAGTCCAGCATCAGTGATATTTTGGACGAATCCCAATCTTGCACGTTTTTCTAGTTGATCTAGAGCAGCTCGCTTTTGTTTGGCTGTTGTGTATTCTTTAGTATCTTCTTCAATGGCCTCTTTAAGTGATGCTAGTGCGTCACCTGCGTTTTTATAATTAGTGCCAGATTTCTTTACTTCTTTATCTAATCTAGCCATCTGATCAGACAATGATTTTACAGATCGACGGGCAAATTTGTCCACGTCAACGCCAGCAGACTTTAACGCTTCTCGTAAGGAATCAAATTCGTCTAGGAGTTTCTGCTGTTCAGGAGTTAAGTCGGCCATGTTTTTCGCTTATAAATATAAAGTACACTCTATTATATTTATAGGATTTCAAAACCATGTCTGATAACTCAGCAAACCCATTAGCCAAACACTTCAGGCAACCAGCGATTTACACTAAATTGCCCAGTCAAGGTGAGTTTTGGCCTGCTAGCACACTAGATTTACCAGCAAATGGTGAGATTCCTGTATATCCGATGACTGCTCGTGATGAGATCGTCCTACGCACACCAGATGCATTATTAAATGGTCAAGGTGTAGTCGATGTACTACAGAGCTGTTGTCCGAGCATCAAAGATGCATGGAAAATGCCTAGTATTGACGTAGATGCTGTATTGATAGCAGTACGTATCGCTACTTACGGTAATCAACTTGATGTTGATGCTACTTGCCCACATTGTAAACACCAACAGGCCCTAGGTATCGATCTGTCTTATATGCTAGACAATGTCAGGGTTCCTAGCTATAAAGAAAAAATCAGTTTTGATGATGTTAAAATTAAACTACACCCACAACACTATTTCAGCGTGAATAGTGCTAACCAAATACGATACGAAGAACAGCGTATTTTAGGCACCTTATCAAATGCAGAATTAGATGATGAAGTCAAGCTAGCAGAATACTCAAAGCATATCACACGCATAGTAGACTTAAATTTAGATATCATAGTCAACAGCACGCAGTATATCGAATTAGACGACGGTACTATCGTCAGTGATCCGGCGTTCATCAAAGAATTCTATTTAAACTGCGATTCAGCTGTGGTACACGGCCTACAAGACAAACTTGATACTCTAGCTAAAGAGTCTGGCCTAGCTCCAATTGAAAATACCTGCGAAGAATGTAAAAAGACCTATTCCTTACCATTGGAGTTTGACTACGCAAATTTTTTCGTCAGAAAATCTCACAATTAAGCTCTGACCAAATTTCTGAGTTACTCTCAGAATATGAATCCGACGTTAAAAACATACGCAGAGAAGCTCTACAACTATCATGGTATATGCGTGGTGGATTAAGCTACAATGATGCTATGACCCTATCGATACAAGACCGTGAATTGATCAAGAAAATCATCGACGACAACATGGAAACTACCAAAAAGACGGGTCTTCCATTCTTCTAATATCCCATGTAAGTATCCCAAAGCTACATTCATTAAACTCCATTACTATGGTAGTACCACATGAGTAAATAGTTTACCCATTGCGAAAGCAGTGTTGGTTTTAAAGGAGGTCCAGAAGATGGATATCTTAGCAACAGTAAAGAAATGGGCGGGTGCCTTGTCAGATACAGCAGTGAGTGTTTTGGCACTGATGATCGTGTTAGAAGTATTACTCAAGGGAGCAGCTCTTCCATTCCTACCAGCAGTTGACGTTATTGGTAACGTTACTGGAATCGTCAAAACATTAGGCGGTGAAGGTGTTGTTGGTTTAGTGGCAGTATGGGTACTGTATTCAATTTGGAAGAACAAATAAGTCTTAGGTTCTTTTAGTTATAAACTCAGCGTGGATATTCATTTATATTCACGCTTTTTTATTGGCTATTGTCTCGACCCTATTAAGATGTCTGCGACATCTGCATTTCGCTTGCGCTCATGCTTTTCCTTCTACTCTAATAACTTTGATTTATTGTTAGTTCTTCTTGCTTTATCTAGATCTTTCCGTCGTAATTTACCTACAACAGGCAAATTACAACGAAGACTTTATCTGAGTCCTTCTCGCGTACTAACTAAAAGAGATTGCATTCACTTGCACGGAAGCGGTCAGCCTGTACTCCCTACTCTAGATTTTTCTGGCGGTAGCATCCATGGCCATAGTTAGCTAACCATGGATTGCTCTCGGGTCGGTTTGGTTCGGAGCCCGAATCTTTTGGTTTTTATACCTAAATTGATTGCCGTGTCGTCCTGTAGATAGTCTTCTCTATCTGTTCCAAGTAGGCATGACCTACCATCTCCTCAGGACACAGAAATACATCTGCATCATTGACTGATTTATTCGTTTATTATTAAATCTTTTACGGAGCCTTTACCAAGTTTAATCTGTATGATACCGTTGTAATTGTTTTCTTTCAACAGCACACCTTCCTTAAATTGATAGTACGCTTCCATGTAGTTGGTTTCACCGCGGCTCTTACATAAATGTATGATCTCACGTGTAAACTTGTCTTTTCCTAGCCTAGTCATATCTTCAACTAATCTAGCAGATGAGCCCCAATAGTCTTTCCAATCAGTCTCAACTGTTTCCCTGCGCTTGTTTTTCTTGCCTTTTAGAGGTGGTCTCTTTTTGATGGTAGTAAAATATTTTCGGCCAATATAATCGTAGCCATTTGTAGTATTTGTTATTCTGTAGATAAAGCCATAGTTGTCAGCGATATCCTCAGACTCAAAAGGTACACCATTATAAGTCCAAGGATAATCATATGACATAGAGTTATTTATTTAGAACCTAGTGCGTTTTTCTTCTCTTGGATTTCTGCACGTCTAGCCTTGGCTAGTTTAGCTAGATCACCTAGAGCACCACGAGCACGTGCCGCTGAAGCCTTAATACCTTTGCCTTCAAATTTTTCTGATTCTGCTACATATAGTTCTACTGCTGCTAAAATATCATTATGAATTGCCATGTTTACTTTTCCTTTTTAAAATTATACTGCTACTACTCTTGCTTGTTTACGGGCGATTTCTTTCGTAATCTTTGATTTATCTTTCTTACGCTGTGTCTTGCCGACTAGTTCCGTCAATTGTGTGATATTCAGTGGCCGTAGTCTTGGTTTACCACTTTTATATTGTAGTGGATGATTGTGTCTTTTACTTGGGTGAACTCTTGCTGTTGCTCCGCCTGCCATGATATATTCCTTTTTGTTATTGACTAAAATACATAGTATATAGTGTATATTATTTCTAAATTGTTAATTATTGAAATTTTGTTTTTGATACCATAAAGTAAAAAATTCTTGACTGGTTTGGGTTATATTCAAAGATAATAAATTAGTTAACTGTTCTAAATCACCGTTAATTAAAAGATCAATTGGTATGGATTGATCAAACTGATCATCAACTTGAGTGGGTGTGTCTTTCTTGCCGTGTCTTTGAAAAACTTTTAGTAAGTAAGAAGCATATAAATTTTTTTCTTTAAATTTTTTAATTAATTTTTCATTATTTTGAGAAACATGTTTCTCGACAGTTGCATCATTAACTAATACCTTATTCACACAATTTTTTAGCAACATATTATAATGATCAGGAGTATATGTTATTCCAACCAATTGAATTTGATTTTTTAAAGTTTTTTTAATAAATTTAGCTTGATCTATACGATGTGTACCTATAATATAATTTTTTAAATTAGAAACTTTTATCAAATCTGCAGAACTCCATGTTTTAAAATAAAAAGTTTCTTGTTCTTCGGTATAAAAATTAAAAAAATTATTTGTGTGATTAAATGAATAACAAACCTTTCCGGAGTTGTCTACATATGGAGTATTACCAGCAGAAATATATCCAGAATTAATCAATAGATAAGTTATAATATCTCCAAAACTTCCTGGTGCCCAATATAAACAAATATTTTTCTTTACCATTCGGTTGCGTATTGTTGATTTACCACTGATATATTACATTTAGTCTTGCATTCAGTCCAGGAAAAATTTTCAAATTTCTCGTCCCAGAATGCATCTTTTAACACAAGATCTAGTGATTTTTCATTTAAATTAAAACTCCGACCTAGGTCTAACCACTCATTATTATGCGAATAACGATTAGCCACCCAACAGCAAGGAAAGAAATCTCCTTGACTATTAATGAATAACCCCTTAGCACCAATGCCACACAGGGCCTTAACACCATTTATTTCTTTAGCTGTTTGGTATAATGCTAGATTGGTTTCATGTCCTGTTGTGGATTCTATGCGCTCAGAAAGATTTATGATCTCTCTTTGGAATCTATAATTACTGCTGATTAACTCATCACGCGGCTGTAACTGATCACCCTCAGGATACGCTGAATAAATCTTGTGAAACTTAGTACTGCGAGTAATTTGAAATTGATCAAATTCTAATTTTTTTGCTAACTGCTCCATATCTTTTAATCGATCTTGATTAAAACTAAAAGCGATAGAGTCCCAAGTCATGTAAGCATCACTGACAAATCTGAATGCTGTAATACCTGCTATAATACTATTCCAATTGCTATTGATTCTATATTGTTCGTTGCTAGTCTGATCCCACCCATCTAAACTAAAATGTATATGATCATTATGATCTAACGTGATTCCTAGCTGTTGCCACCATTCCGTGCTTTTATAACTTCCGTTAGTAACAATAACAAATTTAATTGGTTTGATGCTTTTAAAATATTTGATTACATCTATTAGATCGTGAGAATAAATTGGGTCGCCATCATCACCGCAGAATGTAATTTTTTCTACATTATTCTCGATAAACTCTGGAGTAAAATTCTGTTTAAAGAAATCTAATTTAAGTTCAGTGTTGACTAATGTGTCAGGAACTTCTGTGCGGGCACAGCGTGGGCACTTTAAGGTGCACTTGCTAGATATTTCTATGTGCCAATGCCAAGTTGCTAGTTTCATACAATATCAACATCTGTATTATAACTAGTAAACCCGTTCTCTTTTACCACAGTAAGCACATTATTAACACGACCGCCTAGTTCGTCTCTGTGCGATACCAACCAAATTGATTTGTGTGAATCTCTAGACATCTTCTTAAGGATAGCCATGGCGTTCTCTACACCACTAGCATCCATACCACTGTCAATCAATTCATCGATGAATAACAAGTTAATTGGTTGATACAATGACTCCCATACATCACGGAAGCTCCACGACAATGAAAGTATCAAACGATTACGTTCACCTCTGGATAAGTTATCAAAATCTAGTTCACGGCCTAGTTCAGTGATGTTGACGCTTAGGTCATTCATAAACACCACGGTATGGGGTAAGCCAATACGGTCAAGATATTGGCTCAGTCTGGCGTTCAAGTAGCTCAGATTTTGATCGATGATTCTTTTACGGATATAAGAATCTTTATTAGTTAATAGTTTATATAGGAATTCTTGATGGTCCTTAATACGACTAAGCTCATTCATCTTAGTATAATCAATCTCAGCAAGTGCAGTTGCCTTCATATCTGCGATCTGTTCAGTGTACGGATCTTCTTCTGCGGTCTTGCTGGTGATCTGTTCTTGTATGCTGGCGATACTGCTACGATGTTGGATAGCAAGACCCTCATTGTCATAGAATGTCTTGGGCTGTGAACCTAGCTCACCCAATTCTTGTTTTACTAGGATCAGTGCTTCTAAATCCCCAGCATGGACACCTTGTTGTGTTTCGGCATCTTTAAGTTTGCTTTCTTTAATCGCCAATAGTTCTTCATGTTTGCTGTCGTGTAGATCCTGCCCACAGGTATTGCATTTATGTTCACGCAGAGTGGCAATATCACCAGTCAGGTTGGCGATACCTTTGACTTCACGTGTTAGGTCCTGCTCACTGCGAGTAATAGCCTTGTCTAAGTCTGCTAGATCTTTACGCTTTTGATTATAAGTTGATAACTCTTTGTGTGCAAGAATTTCTGCATCAATATCTAATTTAAGTAATTCATCTAATGCTGTCTGTAACTTGGCGACATCATCTCGACGTTTGGTTAACCATAACATCTGACGACGCTGTGTAGCTTCGATCTGTTCTTCAATACGTTTATTGGCATCAGCCACTGCCTTGATGTTGGCTTCTTCCTGTTGTATGGCGTCCTTTGTAGCCTTACTCTGCTCTTTGAGTAGTTCTGCTTTCTCACTCAATAAAGTAATACCCAACAGTTGCTCGATTATAGCACGTTGATCGTTTGGCTTTAATGCTAGAAATGGTTCTGTATATGTATTCAGAGCCACCACGTGCTTGAACATCTCATGACTCATGCCCAATAAACGTTCAATTTCTTGCTGTGTTTCTCTGCTGTCACCTTGACTGTTATCGTCTTTGGCTTCTTGTTCCTGTTCACCAATATAGAATTTTAATACATTAGGTTTACGTCCACGTTCAATTTTATAGTCAACGCCATTGACTTCAAATTCAATAGTGACTATCATGGCCTTGGTATTAGTCTTGTTTACCAGATTATCTTTACGGATGTTAGTCAGTGCTGTGCCATATAAGGCATAACTTAGAGCATTAATGATAGTAGTTTTACCAGTACCATTTCTAGCACCTGTGTCGTCGCCACCTAGGTCAATATTTTCACCCAAGACCAATGTCAGATCTTTACGGTCAAAATTAACAGCCTGGGTACTATTACCCACGCTCATGAAGTTTTTAACTGTGAGATATTTTATACGGAACAAATTATAGGTGCCTGTAGATATCTAATAATAAATTTGGATCGTAGTGTTCACTAGCAATATTAGTCAATTGACTAGTAACAATACTATCGATACTTTCAAATTGGATATTGCCTAGCATGATGTCAGTACCGATATCAACATTCTTAACTGGCAATAATGTTAATTCACGCAGTTGGTATGTGCCAACAAATGTTTCTTTGATAAATGTCGCTTCTTCGTAACTGATATCAATGTCTAAATTGACCCGACAATGCATGTTTGGTAATAACAATGCCTCTGGAGTTTTAAGCACATCACTTAGATTCAACACACGATATCTAGGTTGTCCTGGCCAAGTACGGAACACAGGCTCTTGGCCCCACTCGATGATCATCATGCCACGATTGTCATCACCAGCATCAGCATAGTTATGTGGGAAACAATTACCCATATAGGTAATGTTACCACGTGTCTGACGTTTATGGAAGTGTCCTGTGAACACCTTTTCTACACCATTGAATGCACCTTCTTTGATCTCACCAGTGTCTGGCATAGCAACCATGGCATTCATATAGAAGTGTGGTAGTTCTAAATGCCCAAACATATACTTGGCTGAGATCTTACCTAACTTTTTATGATCATCGCCAACTAGCCAAGGAACGATACTGACATCACCTTCTTTGTAGAAGTCATTGATGATTTCAATATTTGGAATATGACGTGCCCACTCAGCTGACTGAATATCACGTTTATCTCTATAGTATAGATCGTGATTACCTGGAATAAAGAACACACGATCAAAGGCCTTGCCTAACAACTCTAGAGCAGTAAGACTATAATTCAGTGTGACTATGTTGATTGCCGCACGATTGTTATGCCAATCACCTGTCATGAAACAGGTATCACAGCCCTCAGCTTTGGCGGTTTCTATAAACCATTTGACAAAGTTAAGACAATCGTCGTTGTGTGTAGCACTGTTAGACTTTAATCCAAAATGGATGTCAGTCAGAACAGCTGCTTTCTTAAATAGATTAGCCATGTATTATATTATACCTTATTAAATTCTATTTGTCTAGACATAAATCAGAAATAAATGGTTCTAATGAATCGGCCCATAATAAATTACTTTTCATGCCCGGGTGTTGGCGATCATCGGATAGATCAACGGACCTTTCAACCCAAGACTTGTCTGGAAAATTAATCCAATTTAATTGTTTTACTATTGCAATAAGATTTTTAATCACATTAATTTTATCTAAGACATAAGAATCTGGACGGTTCTGCAAATCTAATATATCTACAAGTTCTTCGGACAAATTTTTGAATCCATCAGAATATTCTACGTTATTAAATTCCGATAATAAATTATCAAATCCTAAACAAAATCTATAAGGCACCTTATTTTCTAATAATCTAGCCAGGGTGATACAGTCCAATAGCCATTGTTTAAGTAACATATATTGATTATTAAACTGTGTGAATAGCATTTTTCCAAGTAACTTGGCATCGGTAGTTGCTAGTCCGGCTCCAAATGCACTGCCATTGACAATACCAGTGAAATCATCTATGTTATTCTGCCCTGTATAATACCACCATCTTGAAAGACTTGACCATTGTACGATAACAGCATCATAGTGATCTAGTGACAGTGCTATATTTTCAATGGTCCTGAGTGCAATTTCTCTATTGCTCATACCACCAATGGCTATATTGTTAAAATTTATCGGATATCTGCCGGATAGCACAGATGTATAATGATAACTTTTAAAATTATCGGGAGTAAACCCACTGTCGTAGGTAAATGAACAACCGCAAACTAATATATTTTTATTCTTCGTAATGGCCACCACCTGCACCCCAATCACCTTGACGTGTATAACTTGGACTATAGTTGTTCATCTCTAAAATATCATCACGGATATTTTGGTTACGTTTTTCTATATTAAGTACACGAGTAAAGCTGTTGGTAATAGCCGCAGTATAGTAAGCAAACGGATTTTGACTCTTTGCTTCATCAAACTGTAGGCCAATTTGACTTAACTGTAATAACGCTTGACTACGCATCTCATCGTTGTAGGTATAACCACGCCAGTTGCTACGTGTGGCATAACGTTCACATAATTTAATAAACATGTGTGCTAGTTTATTAGTCATAGTGCCGTGATCTTTAGTGAACTTACCCTTTTCTAAATCACCTTTCCAATGGCTCTTGCCCACACACACCGGAGTTAATTCTTCTGTGACCTGATAATGTTGGAACGGTGGAAAGTTTACTTTGGTATATTTTGCAGGACCTTTGACAGCTAGATTGGGCTCATCATATTCTGTTTCGGGAATCTCATCATCATATTCTTCCTGAGCTTTGAGATCAGCTTTTTTCTGTTTAACTTCGTCGATAGGTATATGGTCCCAGGTCATAACACGGAATACCACATCAGTTACGGGGATATCTTTAGTGGGAGTTAAAAATTCATCCAATTTACGTTTATTGCCTAACAGTAGTTCTGCTTCTTGGGCTTCTTTAGCTAGCCGTTCTGCACGAGCTTTACGTGCTTCCTGAACAGATTTCTTAGTAATCTTGTCAACACCAAGGACGATCATGTCATAACTTTTTACGTCATCGCTGACGAAACTACAATAAGTTAGCTTACTTTTTGCGATTTCTTTAAGAATATCTTTATTGTTTAGATAATTTACCTTTCTAGCCATGTTTACGTTTCCTTTTAAACTACTACTATTATACAACCTATAAATACATAAAAGCAAGAGGTATTTATATTATGGCGTTACCAAATTTTTCTAGCATAGCAAAATCAGTGACCAGCTTCGCACAAGGTACTAGTATGCCTAAGAGCGGCAGCACTGTATTTGACATCTTAGATCCAGCGAAACAACGTAGGATGATATCAGGCCTGCCGTTCGGTGGTGGTGCTGCACTGTCTAAGTTAATTCCAAATTTTGGATTTTCGGGTGGAGCCGCAGGTGGTGGAGCCAGTGCTGCTGGTGAAGATGATTGGCGTGTACGACTAAGTTTAGCTGATAGTGCTACCATATTTTATAAAGACACATCCACTCAAAATTCAATTATGGCTCCATTGATCGAAACTAACGGAGTTATTTGGCCATATACACCTAGTATCCAAGTTAGCCACGTGGCCAACTATTCAACTGCCGTGCTTACACATAGTAATTATTCCGCGCACTTCTATAACAACTCAGATGTGAGTGACATCTCTGTTAATGGTGAATTTACTGTACAGAGTGTAGAAGAAGGGCAATATTTAATGGCCGCGATATATTTCCTCAGATCAGCCACTAAAATGTTTTTTGGGCAAGGTGCTAACATGGGTAACCCACCACCTATCTTGTTCTTAGATGGCTACGGTAGTCATTATTTCCCACATGTGCCGTGTGTGGTCACTAACTTTACACATAATCTATCTAATGATGTTGACTATTTACAAGTACCTATTACACAGACTACCTTGGAAGATGTAACATTAACCGCCCCTGATAATCCAAATGGCGCGGTAAGTTATCTCGATAATGACGGGATGAAATACATACCAGACATGGGCCGAGGAACTAGACCACAAAAAACTGTTACTAGTCAAAAATTCACCAGTATAGTGTCAACCACACGTGTGCCCACTGCCAGCAGTATATCAGTCACACTACGTCCTGTTTATAGCAGACAAAATCTGCATGATAGATTTAACCTCAATGATTTCGCCCAAGGCAAACTAGTTGGCGACAAGAAAACTGGATTTGGAGGATTCCTATAATGGCTGTAAATTATAGCAAGACCAGTCCATACTCTAATACAGAAACGTTTGCGTTTTTCTTAGATGTAGCTAATATACCTGTGATACCACTTGATCCCAGTGATACAGCATACCGCATAGACAATATCTACGAACATCGACCAGATCTGTTGGCCTATGACTTATATGGTGATTCAGCACTGTGGTGGGTGTTCTCAGTGCGTAATCCAAACGTCCTACAAGATCCAGTGTATGATTTCCTTCCTGGCGCTACTATCTACGTTCCCAAAAAGGACACCCTAACCGCCGCGTTAGGATTATAAGCCATGGCGGAACTTACAGGAATTATCTACCTTGGCGAAGACCCAGTCAGTGGAAGATATAGATATTATAATCTTGACACTAATTTAGGATCATTTAGCGACACAGCTCCTACTGCAACTCAATTAACACAATATAAAGAGGAAGAAGCACGCCAAGCACGCCAAGAAGCCGCTCAAGAAAAACCACCATCACGAACAACAGCTGATACGATTGAAAAACAAGCTAAAGTCACTGCTATTGCCAATGGGTATGTTAGCAAAAGTAATGATGTCATAGGTACCGCAGAAGTTGTTGTTAATCGAGCAACTCCTGTTGAATCCAACGCCGGATTAAGACTTGGTGACGCTTATACTACACCTGAGAAGTCCTTAGCCAACGCCTCAAATAAAAGTGCGTTAATCGCACAAAAAGTTGCTATTGACAAACAAATTATTGCCAATAAAGACTTTCTTACAAAATATGCACAGAGTAGTGACCCTGCGATAAACACCGCAAGACAACAGGTACAGACATCTACGCTGCAACTACAAACTACCTATGCTAAAATTAATGAAACTTTAGCAACAATAGATGGCGCAAGTACACAGATCCTAGCCACATCTGCTCCAGCCACTCCAACACAAGATACAGCATCAAGAGATATTACAAATACCACCTCACCCGCTACAGTGGCAGCAGGTACCAGTAAGTTACCTACTAACCAATTATCAAATCTAAAGAAACTCGCAGGATCAAATACTAGTCTCGGTGTTGTTCCCACGGTTAGCAATAAGATTGAGCCAGCGATAACAGGAACAAATTCTGTAGGCAATAAATTTATAGCAGGAGTACAACCATCCGCACAGACACCCACAGCAGATCCGGATGCTGTTGACCTATCTAAAGTACTACCAAATACTCTGTTACAATATGCCAGCTATACCTATGGACTAAGTCTACATCTGCTGTCGGCAGAGGAATATAACAAAGTAGTGGAAAAAGGTGAGTTCGTACCAAATCGTGTGTTGATAGCCAGTGCTGGTAGATATAATAATACTCCTGGCCCTACACAATTTATGCGTAGCCCTAAATTTAAAGAAGATTTTTATTTTGATGGACTTAATTTAGAAACACTGGTATCACCAAATGCAATATCTAGGAATAGTAATGCTATAAAATATGACTTTAGTTTAATTGAGCCCTATGGTTTTACATTGTTAGATCGTATTATCAATATCAGCTATGAACTAGACTGTGACAATTATCTAGACATGCCATATATGTTACAGATAGATTTCTTTGGTATAGACGACACAGGTACGATCGTTGGATTGATTCCAAATACTACAAAACATGTACCTATTAGACTAAACAAGATGGATGTTAAGGTAACAGCTCGCGGTACAGAGTATCGCATAGAAGGTGTGCCGTATCATCATTCAGCATTTGATCTTACCACAGTGTCTACTCCCGCAACTTTTGAAGTTGAAGCAAAAAAT